CATGAGAATTCAAGACACGATCGGATGCTTCGCTCAGATCGAGCGTAGCGAGACCGCCATCGAGGCTGCCCTTGCGAGCAAGGAAGCGATTTGCTTCCTGGTCTGTAAAGCCGACGTACATTCCGCCGAGGTCGAACTTCTTACCACCCAAGGGTGGCGGAAATTCGTCACAGTGCTCCAGGCGATAAACAACCTGGAACATGATGGCCTGCTGCATGTACTGCATAGCAGTGGGCTCCACGGCGATGATGCGGGGTGTCTTGTCCGTCTTAGGAACTGGAGTGACCTTTACAGGCACTTCAGCGCCAGGCTCGAGGAACTGGACACGGTCCAACTCGTCTTCATCAGCGAGTTGAGGAAGAGCGTAATCTCCGTAAGGAAACACGCTCTCGAGCCTCCGACTCCACTGACCGACAGAATACTTAGCGTTTCCGCTGAGCCTGTCGGCAGTGACACCGGGACCGTGCTTGGGGACGAGATGGAAGATGTTCCTGGGATCGACGACATCGCTGTCTTCGAACTGCAGGCCTTCCGTATGGCAGCCGCGCTGGGGTACGAAAGTGCCCCAGAATGGCTTTGGCCGCTCTTCTCTCATCCTCTTGTCGATACCCAGGACGATGTCCATGGGGTCGACGGAGATCTTGAGAGTTGAGCCTCGTCCGTCATTCGTGACTTGGGAAACATTTCTGTCTCCAAAGTTGTGTGACTCCTCCTGTTGAATGGGAGGTCCGGACTTTAGTTGTCCGGCAAGCCACGAATGAGCGAGCTGATGTTTGTCGAGGATTGTGTTCTCGACATGTGAAAAGACATCAGCCCATAGGAGCGTCGATGCTTGGCGAAAGAGGGGAAGAATTTCCTCCAAGCTACTGGTATCGAACGCTTCCAGTTCCTGCTCAATCTCAACGAACTGTCGCATTGCGCGAGCTACACGCCTCGGTGAGGCGCTGCGCTCGATCTTGCCGAACACGCTTGTTAAAAAGCGGACGGCATCGATGCATTCAACACTTGGTTCGTTGAGCAGTGCACCAGATGGGTCGAAGATTTGACTAAGGAAACCCTGAAGGAATTCAGGGAGACCTCTCCTTCGTGAAAATCCAGCGAAGAGAGTGTAGTCAAGGGCTCCGGTCTCCAAAGCGCGTTCAAACGCTTTGCAAAACCGGGGCAGTGAGATCGTCAAAAACGACTCACCTTCCGCTTCGACCCGATCCGTGACGGTTTTAATGTCACGGATGGCACTAGTACCGCACCAGCTGGCCCTTTCATGGGCCAGCTCTCTCCACAAGGTCGTCAGTCTTCTCATCGATCCCTCCTAACAGAGGTGGTCGAATGCCTAGACCAACGCATCGCAGATTGGAAGGGTTGTTAACCCCTTCCGGCTAGCTCTCGCCTCCCAGGAGGGAGGTGATAGCAGCCCCAGAAGACAGCTGAAGGAAGGCAAGGAAGCCGTCCACCAGTTGCTTCTGCTGGGCCACGGTGAGATACCCTGCACGGGGGGTCCGTGAGACAAGCCAGACAGAATCCGGCACCTCAAGGAACTCCCCCGTGGTAAGGGGACTCGCCACGGTCTGAACACGATCGAGACGGATCATCCGCTGATTGCTCTGACCCACAGTGTGGGAAATAGCAAGCTTGTGGGTGCCGTCGTTTGTCTGAAAGGAGCCCGCGTTGGGCCCCATCCCAGTCCTCTTAAGGGACTGGGCGACAGAGTTGATCGTGATCGTTGGATCTGCGAACATTGGTCATCCTTTGTGTTGAGTGAGTGGATGAAATCCACACGTGGTTGAAAAACCCTGGGTTAAACCCCCAGAGCCACGGTCCGCTACCACCGGGACAAGCCCAATGCAGCGACGATGGCCAGCTGTTGATTCGAAAGCGAATCGAAGCTGACACCAAAACCGAATGGTGATGCAGCGCGACGGGATTTAGATTCCGTCACCATGACACGAGTCTGTGGGTACTTAGCACCACCGCTTCCAGCGGTGCCATGTCTTAGCACAGATCGTCCGGAATGGCACATAACATATGCCCACCGGATCACCAAGCCGCCATTCGTAATAGCGGAGACATTATGTAAAATGTCTCCGGTATTAGCGAACCAATCGGCGGCCCAACTCCACGGAGCGAGGTTCCAAAGAACCTCAGGAGACAAGTCAACGCCCAAAAGTTTTCGGGCGTACTTGCCGTACCGTTGCATTTGCTCGGCACGGCCAGGTCCCATGGGGAGGTAGTAGATGTACTCTGCCTCGAACCACGTACGTTTCCACGTACGCTGGGATTGTCCTCCACCGTTGAAGAACCCAGCAGGAGGAGTCATAGTGTGGGTGCAAGCAACCGCACTATTGGCCTCTTCACTGGGCCACTCGTAGCTCCTTCGGATCGGCTTATTCGCGCGTTGAGTAAACTCGCGAATAATTTTGTCCGACTTGTCGACCGTGGCTGCAAAGTCACGGACGGCACGTACCAAAGGGAGCCACCCGAACTCCACGTTGAGATATTCCCCGCCTGCCTTCTTGGCCAGGCGAGTAGTCTCCATCGCGGTATGTCCGGGTAGATTCGGGATGCCGTCTGCTCTGATCTCGCCGATGTTAGTGGCGAGATCGAAGACAGGCGATGTGGGTTCAGTCCTAGCGATGGCAGTTGCACCCATCGCTAGCAGCTCAAACCCCGTAGGGTGAGCTGGGAGCGGCAGTAATGGCGCTCCGGAAGTTGGTCCCTCAAGTCTGATCGTCCCCTCCACAAGAGTGGAGTTGATTTTCAAGGGCTTGGGGTACCAATCAGAGGAATATCTGGAAAGACTCCAGTCTCCTCCGCCCGTCCATCTTCCATTTGAGAATCCATGTGAAATGGTATCCTCTGTCTCGGCTGTATCATCGCCGGGACTGGAATATGGCACCCACGGTGAACCAATTGTCGCCCGCCTTTGCCCTGATACAGGGTAGGCATAATACTGGCGACTTTTGGTTTTAGCCATGGTCATCCCTTCGAGTGTTGGTCGGAACACCTTCAGGAGAGAAGGTGCTAGTGTGTGCGCCCGCAAGGG